GTTATGCTTTGAGACGAGATGTGATGAAAAAGATTTTTTATGAGTCTGTATATGAATCCAGCAAAAGAGATGAGGATATAGTACCATATTTACAGATTAGAATGGGTAAGGATAATTACTGTGTTTTGAGAAAAGAGGATTTGGAAGCGATAGTCGAAGAATTAAAGGAAAATCGAAAATGATTAAGAAAGAGAAAAGCATCAAAATAGGAATGAAAGATATTAAAAAAGGCAAATTGATTCCTGCTGAAACAGTATTTAAAGAGTGGGAAGAAGAAAGAAAATGGGAAAAGAGATATCCTACATTAACAAAAATTAAACAAATATGGTGGTGGCTTCTCTATGGCATTAAAAATAAAATTGAAGCTATTCCTTTGAGAATCAGAACTTTCATTCAACGAGGTAAAAATGGAATAAGCGATAGTGATTGTTGGTGTCTGGACTATTACTTAGCAGATGTGATTTCTAAAGGAGTTGGAAATTTAATTAAATATGGAAATCACGAAGTTCACAGTTCTAAAGCCTTCAAAGAAATAAAGAAAACATTTGAGACCGCAAAGAAAATATCAGAAGGAGATTTAATCTACATCTCCTCCAAAGAATTTACTTGGGCTAAATATAAGAAGTATAAAAGAACTTGTCAGAAAATAAAAAATAAAGATAGAGTGATGACTAAGCGAGAAAGTTTAACCTACGAAAAGGGTTGGGAAACTTTCCAGACCGAATATTTTCGGCTTTGGGATTGAGGAGATAAAATGAAACATTTTGAATATTGCCCAAATTGTAAAACAATGTTATCAGCATTAGGTTTATTAGACAAAGTTACCAAACAAGAACAGTATCATTGTAATAAATGTATGGCAATATGGTTAAAAACTAAACAAGGTTTGCGACTAAAATCCTCTTTATTAGAACCATCAGATAAAGAGTTTGAAAGCCATCTCCCTGGAATGATAGAAAAAGACTACGAAATATAGGAGGTAAATTATGGCAAAGCCAGGAAATCATCAAAATCAGCCAGCTCAAAAAAGATACAGGGCTGAAAATCGAAGATACAAAAATAAGATTAGGAAAGCGAAAAAACGTTACATAGGCAGCCCTAAACTGCTTCAGAATGTATTGGACAATATTAAACAAATGCCAAAAAGATTCAAAGGAGGAAAAGTATAGTGAAAGAGATTGCGGCAATTTTTCTGGTTGTGTTAATGGCGATTGTATTTGCTGTTTGCTTATACGATTATATCAGAGATATTAGGAGACGGAGGAAATAATGAGTAATGGGCTATTTACAAAAATAAATATCTTTATACGAAATATCCTCTTGGCTGTAATTGCCTTCCTGCTTTCTAGATTAGTTTATGTGCTTTTTCTTCTGGGAATACAAATGGCCGATACTCAAAAGTTAATTGAAAGTATGAATACAATTATGCGGGCAATGGCTAAAAAATTTAGGGTAAATCTATAATGAAATCGTTAGATATAGGAGATTGGGATGAGATATTTCTTCACAAGTGATTTTCATTTGTCGCACAAAAATATTATAAAATACTGTGGCAGACCTTTCAAATCATTAGAACATATGAATAGGATTATTATACAAAAGTTTAATGAACGAGTTAAGCCAGATGATATGGTTTTCCACATCGGCGATTTTTGCTTCAAGTCTGGGACTGGTAGAGGTGAGGGAGAACCTACCAAAGCAGAAATTCACAGACAACAATTAAATTGCAAGAATATTATATTTATACAAGGCAACCATGATAAGACAAATTCTTTAAAAACGATAATCCAAAGGGTCGTAATAAATTTGGGCGGTAAAAGAATTAATTTAGTCCATAATCCAGAATTTGCCGATATAAATTACAAAATTAATCTGGTGGGACATATTCACGAAAAATGGCAAATTCAAAGAATTAGACGAGGGTATAGTTTTACAGATTGTATCAATGTAGGCGTGGATGTGTGGGATTTTTATCCTGTTACAATTGAAGATATTTTGCAAAGATACAGTAAATGGTTAAAAGGAGGAATGAGAGATGCCCACTAAAATTTTCAAAATAACATACGGTTCAGGACTAAATTTAACAGAGGATAATTTATCAACAGTGTTGCGAAGGTGGTTTTACGAGGATATTAAGGTGAAAGAGTTATTGAAAACGCCAAGAATTGCAATGGATATAATAAAGAAGATTAGGAGAAGAAAATGAATTTATTTGAAAGAATAATTTGTGCTTCTTTTGGACACGATGAAAAGGGAAAAATAAAAGTAACTGACAAAAATTGGAAAAATTACCCATCTCTTACTTGTGCAAGATGTGGAAAGAAAATAAACCCTAACTTTGCTAAATTAAACAAACCTATAAAACGGGGTGGGCATACCATAAATTTTATAAGATTTCAGGGAAAAGAAGAGGAGGAAAAGATGACAGAAATTTCTAAAGCTGCAATCGGGCTAGTAATTTTGGGGGTATGTCTTATTATAACCCTTTCAATTTTGGTTTTACTCCTTATTTAGTCAAAGAAAGATGAGGATAATGCTGTGTCAAAAATTGTAGCAGTTGCCGATATTCATTTGGATTTTTCCAGGCGCTTCAAAGACACCTTAAATGTAATGAAGCAGGTTTTGGACTTCGCTATTTACAAAAAGGCGAATTACCTAATGATACTCGGTGACATTTATCAGTATAAGCGTCCCAAAAATATAGAACGCCACGCCTTTGAAACTTGGGTATTGCGGTTTGTCGAGAATAAGATAAAAGTTGTAATGATACCAGGGCTAAAAGGCAAGCACGATTATGACAAGAATATATCGGTTGTTGATGAGTTTAACAACCTGAATATACAGGGTGTGCAGGTACTTGACAATGGGGATATATTCATAACCCGTGATGGGGTGAGGATCAGAATGCTTCACACAATGGTTCAGGGGGCGAAATTAGGGGCATTGGGGTATAGCCCCAACTCTGCCGAAAATCTTTCAATACAGACAATCCTCGCTATGAATAAGGGCAGTTCTGGGGACATTGCCGACATTTTCTTGCTTGGGCACATACATAGAGCCCAAATATTGAACAAAGACCCATTTATGTGTTATTTGGGTAGCATTGACCATATTGATTTTGCCGAAAGAAATGAACATAAATATTTATTTTATACAGATATAACAAAGGATAAGGATAACATTATTCACAATCATTACAAATTTTATCGCCTAAAAACTCGCCCAATGATACAGTTTGACATTAGGACAGTAAAAGAGTTGCAAGATATTGATACTGCTAAAGTTAAGGGTGCTATTACTAAGGTTATTTTTCATTGTGCCAAAGAGGATAAAAACAAATTCGAGCCAAAGTTAGTGGGAGAGAAATTTGATGGGGCTTATTCCTATTCTACACACTATGATTATACTAAATCTGCAAGACTGCGAAATAAGAAAATAAATGAGAGAGTTACACCAGCACAGGCATTTATACAGTATGGGAAAGAGAAGGATTTGGGGCAGGAAGTTATTAAAAGAGGTTTAGAAATAATTGAGGAGAAAGTCTAAATGGAATACCCAAAAATTCAGGGTCTATACAAAAGAGATATGGACAAAGAAAGCCAGAACTATGGAAAATTTATCATAGGACAATATAGCAAACCTGAATTTGAATTACTTAAAGATATTCAATGGGTTTGGACAGAGAAGATAAATGGAACAAATACCAGAATTTGTATTTATACAAATCCACTTATCCAAGAAATAGAATTTAAAGGCAAAACTGATAAAGCAGATATGCCCCAACATTTGTTAGAAAAATTACAAGAATTATTTACTAAAGAAAAAGTATTTTCTATATTTGAATTAAGTGAAGAAAAGCCAGATGTATATTTATATGGCGAAGGATATGGCTATAAAATCCAGTCTGGATGTAAATATTTCGGTGGTAGGAAAGAGGTAGATTTTATATTGTTCGATATTCGCATAGGTAATTGGTGGCTAAAAAGGGAAGATGTAGAAAAAATAGCCATCCAACTCGGAATTAAGTTTGTTCCTGTTGTTGGTAATGGCACTATAAATGAGGCTATTAATTTTATTAAAAGAGGCTTTACATCTATGTTTGGGGATTTTATGGCTGAAGGATTAGTTATCCGACCCAAAGTGGAACTGAAAAGTCGGTCGGGTGAAAGGGTTATTACGAAAATAAAATATGTTGATTTTCTGGAGAACAAATAATGTTTAGTTATACCTATCATTTCTATAATCAGACCGACATTTATTTTTTAATGAAAACTTTTATACTTTGGGGAAATTCGGGTATTAGTTTGTGGCCTTATAAAAAAGATTATAGTTCTATGAGAAATTGGAGTTTAACAGCAAAATTAAATTTAGCGGAGGCAATAAGATGAAAAAGTATGAAATAAGAATAGAAATTCTTAATAAAGATTATGTAGATAATTTAATAGTAGCATTAGTAAGACAGGGGTATGATGTATATTTGAATGAAGAAGAAAATGTAGTTTGTTTTACTATAATGAAAGAAGAGATAAAGGAGGTGATATAAAATGGAAAGAGCAAAAATATATTCTAATAATAAAGGTTGGAGTTTAACAGATTGGCTTTCATCAGGAGAAGTTAAAAAATTAACGAAAGTTTTCAAGAAAAGTAAGGGATGGGCTCAATTAGTGATAGCCAAAAATACAGATTTAAAGTTAGATTTTTATTATATTAATGGGGATTTAATTTTTAAAAGGGAAATAAAATGAAAAAGAAAGATTTTAAAGATTTATTAACAAGTATTGATCAGGCACGAAAAATACATCGTGAAAGATTAAAGCCTAAAGAGAGTAAAGTGAAAAAGAAAATAGGCTCGTTTACTATAAAAATAACAACTAAATATCTTCTATTAAGGACAACAAATTATATCCTACTTGCAATAGCTTGGTTAAATCCTTGGCGTTTGATAATCGCAGCAAATTGTGGAGAAGATGGCTGGACAGGTTTATCGCTATTAAATTTTGGCTTATCTTTTGGATATATACCTTATAAAGATACTACAGGTATTGATTTAAGATTGGAAATATTAGGAAAAGGTTTTACTTATACAAAAGAGTATTACCCAGATATAATCGGATTGCCTGCACAAGAACATTTTAGGTGGATAAAGTGAACATAACAGAGATTGAATTATACCAATTTGCTTTATATAAGCATGCTATAATAAAATTAATTAAAGATGGATTATATCTTATCCTTGGCAAAAATAAATTGACAGGATTTAGTATTGGGAGTGGGAAAAGCTATCTTATTGGGGATAGTATTTCATTTGCTCTTTATGGTAACGGTTCTCGTTGTATAAGAGCTGGAGATAATTTGATTACCGATAATACTGACAAAATGTCTGTCAAGATTACTTTCATTAAAAATAACAAACGAAGTATTGTGCTACGGAAAAGAACACGAGGCAAAACTACCAAGCTCACAATCAATGGCAAATGTGGTAATAGCATAAAAGAAACACAGGCTGTATTGGAAAAAATTATTGGGATGGATTACGATACCTTCAGACACTCTGTTTATTTTGAGCAGAAGAAGATGAATTCTTTTTCTGAACTTTCTCCGTCGGAAGCAAAAGAAGTTTTAATGCGAATATTACAATTGGCTATATGGGACGGATATTATAAAAGGGCAAAAGAAATTGGTAATGATTTGAGTTTAAAGCATAGCGAAATAGAAATGGAACTATCTCTGTTAAAAGATATTGATGTTTCGCCAAATACCGAAAGCCGCATAAATACCGAAAATCGCATCGCAATAATTCAGAAACAGGTGGCCGAAATAAAAAAGCAATATACAGAGTATTTAGTAATAGAAGGACAAAGAGAAGAGATTAAGAAGCAGGTCAATGAACTAAAGAGCAAACGATACCACCATACCCAAGAAGTCGAGCGGTTAAAAAGGAAAGCGACCAAATTTAAGCAGTTAGACGAGTGTCCGACATGTTTTCAACAGGTAGAAACAGAATATAAAAAGGGTATCTTAAAAGGTATTTGTGCAGAAGAACTAAAAGAGCAGCAATATATAGATAAATTAGATGTTCAGATTAAAGAAAAAGTGGACACACTACCAAAATCTATGTCAGATAAAGTGGAACAATTACAGGAACAAGATAATGATTTGAGAGAGAAACTGGGAAATTTAAAGGCTAAATTGGTATCTATTGAGAAAGTTGCTAAAGAGTTTAAAGAAATTAAAAATAAGAAAGCAAACCTCGCTCAAAATAAAAAACTATTACTCAATAAAATAAACATTTATACCAAATTAATGAATGCTTTCGGCAAGAATGGGATACAGGCTTATATAATAGACAATATAATCCCCGAACTAAACAATATCACAAACGATATAATAAGTAAGGTATCGGATTTTAGATTGGGTATCCAGACACAAAAACAGTTAAAAAGCGGTAAGGAAGCGGAAACATTGGATATAATCATATCGGATTCTACTGGTGATAGACCATATTATAATTATTCTGGTGGCGAGAAAACTTTGATTGATTTTGCATTGAGGATTGCTTTGTCTATTATTTTATCACGACGAAGTGGGGCACAAATTGAAACATTGATATTAGATGAGCCATTTAGCAGTTTAGACGCACAGAATAAAATGAAGGTGATGTCGGCGATTAGTTATGTAAAAAATAAGTTCCAGTTTAGGAAGATATTTTTAATTACGCACGATTACGAGTTGCAGGGAAACTGCGAAAATGTCGTGGAGGTAATTAGGGATAGAAATGGGAGCCGCATAGGATGAAAATATATTTTCACCAATGGATAGTGGAACTTATAGCGAGATATTGGTCAGATTTATTTGATAGATATTTAGGGGATTATTCAGTTGCCGCTGTTCATTTAGTTCGGCGAGAAAGAAAGGAAAGTAATGACGAGACAGAAAACATTTAATATGTCGTGGAAAGAACTCAAGAATTATGTCAGAGAAAAATATTATAGGTTATTAAATATTATTCAAAATGTAGCCCAGTATATGAGGAGAAAAAATGACTGATGAGGTAAAACGATTAAAAGAGTTGCGAGAAAAACTCGTGGCGATAATTAAAAGACAACCAAAGAATGAAGAACAAAGAAAAGCCATTGAAACAGCTAAACAACATCTTAAAAAGATAAATGACATACTGGGAGACTTAAGTGGGTAGATATTATTGTAAAAAATGTTATGATCGAGAAGGCAGACGGTTTTATCTTAATGGTAAAACATGCCCTAACTGTAATCGGGTAGTTACTATTTTACCACAATCAAATTTAGCCCATCTTCAAAAGCATAGTATATCAAGATTTAAAAATGATTTTAGACTATCAATCGGTAGAGTAGGTGGGATAGGAAGACTCTCAAATAGTTTTCAAGATAACTGGAAACCCAATGTTTTTAAAAGGTCGGGCAGAACAAATAAAGTGCCAACAATGATAATTAAACCGAAAAAACAACTTTTCGCTGATATATTTGATGAGAAAAAAGAGTATAAATTAATCGTAGAAGGAACGAAAGAATGTTCATTACAAGATAATACTCTTACTATCGGAAACGATGAAAGGAAACAAGAAATAACCATTCCCAAAAATGTTAAATTAAACACGATAAAGAAAAAGGAGACAAATAACTTATTGGTAATTGCATTTAAAAAGAAAGGTAAGAAGAAAGTAAAATGCGTAAACGACAAGAAATAGAAAGGGAACTAATACCCAAAAGTGATTGTTATCTCAAAGGTGTTGACAGATATGCTAATGATATAAAAGGACTAAAGAGATTATTAAGTTTAGGTTTGGAAGTTTTGTTGGATATTAGAGAATTATTAGAAAGGAGGAAAAATGGTTAATGAAACTAAATTGGGGAAATTGTTTACTGTAAATGGGAAGGATATGTGGAGGATGATTTCTTATACCTCCCCAATTTGGAGTATCTTCCCTAGTAATCCCACTGCTACTTTTGAAAATGTTGAAACAAAAGAACAAACTGGTGGGGCAGTAGGAAGTTCGATAATAAATCAGTTTAAAGAATTAGAAATAAAGGGGTGAGGTAAGATGAAAATCACATTAACTCGTCCAAAAGAAGTCAGAAGACAGAAAAGGGGAAAGAAATTTCAAGTAATTTATAGAGCAGTTGCAAAAGTTCCTTTTGAAGCGTCAGTAAATGTAGCTATGCAAGATATAAGTTCTCCTACATTTCAGGAGCTAACTAATTTCGCAATGAATGAGACATTTGAATTGGTTAAAGAAAGACTTGCTAAATATATGGGGGGATTTGATAGATTTTCTGAAAAGTTATATAAAAAAGGTAGAACATTAAAGGAGGCGAAATAAAATGTTAGGATTACCAAGAAGAACAAAACAACCAGAAAAATCGAGAGAAGCTAAAGACATAGTAAAAGAGTCAGATGTAGCAATTATGCTGACCAAGAAAGCTGGAAATGTTACAGTTCATGTCCTGAAGAATATTAGGTATAGAGACGAGGTAAAGGGTCTTTTAAAAGAGGCGTTAGACTCCTACATCACCAATCCTATACTCAATACCCTGATTAATACTTATCAAGGGCTTTCCAACTCTCTAAAGGATGTAAAGAAACTGTTGGAGGAAATCAAGAATGGTGAAAAGAAAATGGAAGAAAAAGACCCCAAAAAATAAGGCTATAAAGAGAATCGGGGTTTTCGTTCCAATGCAGGCTAATATAGCCCTCAGAAAGAAGGAGTTAGACGGTTATATTGTTAAGCAGGGCTGTCAACGCCTAACACCGATATATTCTAAAACTGATATAGGTAAGGGAATTATTGAGATTTATGCCAGAGTAAGATATATCGGCAAAAGGAAGGCCAAAAAATTGAAACCGATAACTCCAGGAGTCGTAGTGGAAGAACTGCAAAAAATTGCTAATAAACTAATAGGGTTTGAAACATAAGGGAGACTATTATGAGTTTAAACGATTTCCGAAAGGAACAATACACACAAACTTTGGATGGGCAAGATTATTCAGCGGGTGTACAAATGGTTCTTATAGTTGTGGCAAAAGTTATTCAATACAGTGTTTTAACACTCATAGGTTGTTTATGCTGGAACTATTTGGCACCATTATTTAATTTACCAACATTAACCTTTTTGAGAATGCTGGCATTAATTATATTATCGGAAGTATTATTTTTGCGGGGAACCAGAAAATGACTTCTGCTGATAGACAAATAAAAAATCTTGAGCCTTTAATGCACAAAATCTTGCAAAAGTTTAAAATAACCAAGTGTTACTATAAAGACTATCTGCAAGAGCTAAGAATAGTTGCATGGCAAGTTCTTGAGAAATATGATGAGAAAAGGGGGGCACTAAGCACTATAATGCAAATAGCGATGCAAAACCGTCTAAAAAATCTACTCAGGAAGGTTGACAATAATATTATTTATTTGGAAAATTTAAGCTTCGCAGAGAGAAACAAGATATTAGGTGAGAGCAGTAACAGTATAAAAAAAATAGATTTGAAAATTATCAAGAGCAAGTTAACCTTACTGGAGGGGAAGATAGTTAAACTCTTTCTGGAAGGGTGGACTCAGAGTGAAATTAGTAAACAATTGAATATAAATCAAGTAGCAGTTCAGCGAAAATTACAACAGATTTTTACGAAAGTTAGAAAATTAATTAAATAGGAGGATAAAATGGAGGTGGGTGATAAAATAATTTCTGGAAAGAAGAGAGCTATATATCTTTACTTGGAAGAACAAAATAAAATTGTTAAGACAGAAATATTAATTATTCCCAGACAAAAATTAAGAGAAGCTAAGAGAAAAGGATTTATAGTGGATAGATGGCTAACTTCGGATACATACAGATTTTCTAAGAGTCTATACCAATTTATTTATGATAAAACCCTTAAAGGTTGCTTAGATAAAGTTAAAAAACATTATCTCAATGGAATTAAAAATATAGAGATAGAAGTTTAATTAAAAGGAGGTAAAAAATGCGTGGAGGCCACAGACCAGGCGCAGGCCGTCCCAAGGGTGCAAAGGATAAAGATACAAGGGTTCGGCTTAAACAGTTCCCTACTAAAAAGGAAGCGAAAGATAAAAATCTTATGCAACCAATGTATCTCACGATAGAGAAATATCTTACTAAAGAACAACGCAAGGTTTATAAGGATTTGCTAGTTAGCCCAGAAACCGCATTGGAGGCGTTGAAGGAACTCAGAGACGATGTTTCTGTAAGATATAAGTATGCTCGTGCCCACGAACTCGAAGATGGGCAGAAAGTTCTTAAAAGGACGATTACAGAATTAGGGGCAGAATTACGCAACTTAAATGAGTTAATTGACAGAATTGAGGCTGGAAGGCAGGATTTGCGTATCAATATCTTTAATCTGTTGAATGCCAAAACTAAGGAAGATGTTAAAAAAGCGGAGATATTAAGGGACAAAGTTTTTACTATGCCCGATGATATAGAGGAAGCAGATATTATTATTACTGAACCAAAAAGCATTGAGAAAAGTGAAGATACAACAGAACAGGAGCCAGCTGATGAAACGGAGCAAAATAGTCCTGATAAAGGATGAAATCAAGATACTCCAAAATAGGATAAAAAATTATAGGGACATTATTCAGGAACACGAAGATGAGGCTAATAAGTATCATAAAACTGTTATTAGTATGCAAAAGAGACTTCGGAAATTAAGAATACAATTGAACTCTTTAATAGAAAAGAGGAAAATAAGATGAAACTCAAAAGGTATTTAGGAAATCCAATTTTAAAACCAATTAAATCGAATAATTGGGAATCTGAACGAGTATTTAATACAGCTGCAATTTATGATAAAGGTCTTTTTCATTTACTATATAGGGCACAAGGGGTAGATGAGATTTCTAGAATAGGCTATGCAGTGAGTATTGATGGTTATAATTTTAAAAGATTTGATAAACCTGTATTTAAACCGCTAGTAAAATTAGAATCTCAAGGATGCGAAGACCCAAGAATAACAAAAATAGGCGATAAATTTTATATGACCTATACAGCCTATTCAAAATGGGGAACAAAATTAGGATTAGCTGTTACGAAAAATTTTATTCAGTGGGAAAGATTGGGCATAATTTCAGATAATAAGGATGGAGTATTATTTCCTGAATTATTTGATGGCTATTATGCAATGTTGTGTAGAAAGGATATGAATGATAAAGATTGTCCATATGGAATTTATTTAGCTTTTTCAAAAGATTTGAAAATGTGGAGGAGATACTTTTTAAAGATATTAAGACCAGTTGAAAATTGGGAAAGATTAAAAATAGGGGTAGGTGCTCAACCAATTAAATTAAAAGAAGGGTGGTTAATAATTTATCATGGAGTAGATGAAAGAAATTATAGTTTAGGTTATTGTATTTTAGATTTAAAAGACCCATCTAAAGTATTATATAGAAGTAAAGAACCTATTTTGTTTCCAAAAGAGAAATATGAAATATGTAATTCTAAATCAGGAATAGTTTTTACTTGTGGTGCTTGTTTAGTGGCAAATAAACTCTATATTTATTATGGAGGGACAGATAAAGTAGTTTGTGTAGCTAATGCGGAAATTGATACACTAATATGAGGAAATATTAAAATGACGAAATATTGTCCTAATTGCGGATTTGTAGTAGTAGAATCGGAAGAAGCATTATGCCCAAGTTGTGGTGAACAATTGGAAGAAATAAAATGATTACAGTTTTAAGTTTATTTGATGGTCTGGGTGGGGCAAGAATAGCAATGGATAGATTAGGTATTCCTTGCAAATACTATGCCTCTGAAATAAATAAAGACTCAATTAAAATTGCTATGAAAAATTATCCTGATATTATTCAATTGGGAGATATAACAAAAATAAAGGGGTGTAATTTACCAAAAATTGATTTATTAACTGGTGGTAGTCCATGTCAAGATTTGAGTAATGCTAAACCAAATGGCGAAGGTTTGAATGGAGAAAAGAGCAAACTGTTCTACGAGTTTAATAGACTTTTAAAAGAAATTAAACCTACTTTTTTCCTTTTAGAAAATGTAAAAATGAAACAAGAATGGGAAGAGATTGTAACAACAATCTTGGGTGTTAAGCCAATTGAATTAAATTCAAATCTTGTTTCGGCACAAAATAGAAAAAGATTATACTGGACTAATATCTCATATTCATCTCCACCAAAAGATAAAGGACTTTTCATTAAGGATATAATTTACGATGATGATTTTAAAGTTTTCACAGATATAAGAATTGATAGGACAAGAAAATTTACAAAGCATTATATAAAATGGGATTTGAGTGGAAAAGGATATTGGTCACAACAAGATAGAGCATACTTTAAAGATGATAAAATGTGTACCGTTCCAAAAGCAAATCCATCAAATAAATTAAATATTTGGTTGGGTGATAATAAATATAGGAGATGTCACCCCATAGAAGCAGAAAGATTACAAACATTGCCAGATAACTATACAGATTGTATAAAAAGTATTGGTAAAAGAATAGGAATTATTGGCGATGGTTGGACTGTAGATATTATAGTCCATATATTAAAAGGAATAAAAGAATGAAACTCACAATCGTTACCCCAACCCACAATACCAAATATATCAAAGAGGCATACAACAGCCTACTCGCCCAAACTGATAAAGATTGGCAGTGGCTTATCGTGCTAAATGGCGATGCCCAGCATATTAACATCAAAGATTATAGGGTAAAACAAATAAATTATCCAAATGCCCCAATTAGTGTGGGGGCAGTAAAGAATTTTGCTTTTAGCCAAGTAAAGGAAGGCATCTGTGCCGAACTCGACCACGATGATTTACTCACACCAATCGCAGTCTATCATATCAAGGAAGCATTTAAAAATCCAGAAATAGGTTTTGCTTACAGTGATTTTGCAGAGTTTGAAGATGTATCTTGGAAGCCAGCCACATATGGCTCTCAATATGGGTGGAAATGTGAAGAGAAATATTTTTATGGGCACAGGTTTCTGGTTACGAAGGCGTTTGAGCCAACCCCACATAGCATAGGAAGCATACATTTTGCCCCGAATCATGTGCGAGCATGGACAGTAGAAGCATACGAAAAAGTGGGGAAACACAATCCTGAATATAGGGTTTTAGATGACCAAGATTTAGTATCCAGATTTTATTTAACGACAAAAATGAAACATATACCAGAGTGCCTATATTTATATCGCAATTATTCTGGGCAGTCATTCAGGCGATTTAATAAAGAAATCCAAACTGGCACCCTAAAATTATATGACAAATACATATTCAATATGGCAAAGAGATGGTGCCAATTAAATAATTATCCAATGATTGATTTAGGTGCAAAGTATGGCAAGCCAGTGGGATTTATTGGTGTTGATTTGTATGGGGCAGATATAACAGCAGACCTGAATAAAAAGTGGCCATTTAGGGATAACTCAATAGGATTACTGCGGGCGAATGATATAATCGAGCACCTAAAAGACCCAGTAAATACGATGAACGAGGCATATAGGGTCTTAGTGGATGGTGGGTGGTTTTTGATAGAAGTGCCTTCAACCGATGGCCGTGGGGCGTATCAAGACCCTACGCACATAAGTTTTTTCAATAGCAACTCTTTCTGGTATTATACCGATAAAAACTATGCCAAATATGTTCCAGCAATTAAATGCAGATTTCAGGTGCAGAGAATATTAAATTATAATCCAACCGAGTTTCACAAGCAGAATTATATTTGCTATACAAGGGCACATTTAACTGCGATTAAAAATGAGAGATACCCAGGGGTGGTAAAAATATAATGAAATATTTTTGGTTAATAATTAAGCATAAATGGTTTGTATTTTTTGCTGGTTTGAAAGTTAAGGCTCCCATATGGAGATTAATTATTCACGATTGGAGCAAATTCTCTCCTGCTGAATTGCCTCATTATCAAAAACAGTTTTTTGGTTCAGCAGATGACCCTAAAGGTTTTATAAATTGTTGGCTTCACCACCAAAACTTACATCCGCATCATTGGGAATATTGGATACCGAGAACAGGGCATAATAAATGTAATCCACCTTATCCAGATAATGTGCCTATTCCAATGCCAGAATGGGCTGTGAGAGAGATGGTGGCAGATTGGTTAGGTGCAGGCAGGGCTTATGAAGGAAAATATCCAAATGTAAATAATTGGGTTTGGTTAGAGAAAAATAAGAATGAATTTAGATTACATACTGAAACTTGGAAATTATTAGACAAAGTTATCACAGAATTAAAATATAGTGAAAAAAGGAAGAATAAATGAAACTAAGTAAATCTGAGCGACAAATATGGCTAACCAAGATATTAAGCAAAAGGAAAGACTGCTATAATCTGCGAGCTTTTGTCTATAATTTCTTTGGTCGCAAACTATATCCCAATCAGTGGTATGCTTTGAGAGATTTTTTAGACCCAAAAGTTAAGCGAGTTTTATTCTCAACAGCAAGACAGGCAGGAAAAACGGAAGTGATTGCACTCGCCTGTGCCATATTGCCTATATTTTATGACAATATTCATTTCTACATTTTTGCACCAAAATTAGAACAGGCACAAATTAGTTTTGACAGGTTTTCTGGTTTTATTCATAATAATCCCTATAATATTTATGCTGGTGCCATTGTAGTAGATAAAGCCGATAGAATCAAATTCGCTAATGGAACAGAAATAAGAGCAGTAACAGCATCGAGAAATGCAGAAATCGAGGGGCTTACAGTTCATATCATTTTATTAGAAGAATGTGTTGATGGTAAAACAAAAATCTCTATTGACCAACATTATCAAAAAACTATCAAAGAAATTGTAGAAAAAAAACTTCCCTTAAAAATAATGTCTTACAATAAAAAAACTGGTCAAATTGAAAAAAAGAGAATAGTTAATTATTTTAAAAAACCCTTATATAGTGGTAAATTATACAAGATAAAGATAAAAACTGAAAAAGGAATTAGAGTATTGAAATGCACAGGTGAACATAAAGTTATGACAAAGAGGGGATTAATTAAAGCTAAAAATCTCTTCAAATCGGATAGGGTATTATATCGATGAATAAACGATTAAAGGCTATAATTATTGGGACAATGTTGGGCGATGGTAATTTAGAGAAGCCCCAAACCAATAACGCAAATTCAAGACTAACAATAAACCACTGTAAAAAGCAGTATCCTTATATAAAGTGGTTATTCAAAGAGTTGAGAAATTTGAATCCTGCTATTGGTAAGTATATTACAGGAAAAGGGGCATATAATTGTGGTAAGATAATGTATCGTATTCAAACTAAGTGCTTTCCAGAATTAAAAATATACTATGGAAAAATATATAAACCTAAAAAAATAATATCTAAAGAGTGGCTCAAAGGAATGACTTCGCTATCTCTTGCTGTATGGTATATGGATGATGGGTATAGAAATACACTAAATACCCAATGTTTTACTAAAAAAGACTTAGAAATTCTATATGATTTTTTAAAACAACGATTTAGTATCATTGCAGAAATAAGAAAATATCCAAAATTCGGAAAATTATATTATATATTGGTTTTTACTGGAAATAATTTACGAAGATTTTATAAATTAATTAAGCCTCATTTATTATCTTCCATGAAATATAAACTACAAAAACTATGCCCAATTAAGCATAAAAAATGTAAATATTGCGATAAAAAATTTGAGATTTATCGAAATCATCAAATAATTTGTGGTAACAAAAAATGTAAAAGAATAGCAGAACAAAAATTAGGTAAAATAAGAAGGTTAAAAAAACATAATTCCAGAACCTTCAAATGTGTTATCTGTGACAAACCTTTTCATCCCAGAACCTCTAAATGTAAAACTTGCTCTGAGAAATGTGGTGATAAAAGAGAATTAGAAACTCAAAAAATTAGGAGACATAAACCAATGTATGGTAAAATAGAAAGTATAGAAATAATTAATTCAAAAAATAAATATGTTTATGATATTGAAGTAAAAGACAACCATACATATATTGCTAATAATTTCATTGTAAGTAATTCACAATCAATTTCTCCCTATAAAGTTTCTCAATCGATACTACCAATGGGTGGTGCAGTTCAGGGTGGGGCTAAAATTATTCAATGTGGTGTCCCTGGAGTTAGGGGAACGCATTTTCATAAAGCATTTAGAAATATATACGACCCTGAAACCAATCCATTTGGGTATAGACAACATCTATATCCTTGGGATAAGTGCCCTATTTTGGACAGGGATTATGTATTGGCAAGAAAAGCAGACGACCCAATATCCTTTGCAGCCCAGTATGAATTAAGTTGGGAAAAATCCAATATAGGAATGTTTCTGTCTGATGAGGAATGGGAAAAATGCTGTTTCCATTATGATTTCGATGATACGGAAGGAAAACCATTGCGGGGCGAATTTCTTGGGATTGATGTTGCCCGCTTACGGGATTCAACTGTTATTACAGAGGTAAGGCAAGACCCAGATAATCCCGAACACCTCTACGTTGTCGGATGGTGGGAGTTACAGGGAACAGATTTCACCGAGCAGATTGGATTTATTAAGAATTTATTTCACCCAAGAATGAAAGCCATATACATTGATAGTTCACCTATTGGCTTGGCTCCTCTTGATATATTAGCTCAAGCAGGATTGCCAGTTGTGGGTATTAGTTTTGATATTCAGCATAAAGATAAGATATATAAACATTTACAGAATTTAATTCAACAAGGCAAAATTCATTGGCCAAAGTTTCCACCACCAAAGTTTGCAAAAGAATATTTGAGATTTAAGCAGCAAATGATGGAACTGGAAAAAGAGTATAAGTTATCAGGTTTGATGAGTTGTCATGCAAACTTAGATGATAGGTCTGCGAAGGATGATTATGGGGATAGCCTCGCCCTCGCAACTTATGCAGCAAGCCAATTTGTGGAGTCCTCGGTCTATATGGTCTGAAAGGAGTTAAAATGACACTATTATTAAAATTTCTCATCCCAATATTCTTCATAATTATTTTCCACGAGGCTGCTCATTTAGTAGTAGCCAAACTATTTAATGTGGGAGTAGAAGTTTTTAGTATTGGTTTCGGCAAAAGATTGTGTGGCTTCAAATATCATGGCACAGACTATAGAATAAGTTTACTCCCATTTTTAGGTGGCTATTGTCGTCTTGAGGGCGAACTAAAATATAGTGAAAGCCCAACAGCCTTTACTAACAAACGATATGTAGCAAAGTTCTGCATTTTAGTCGCTGGTTGTTTTACTAATATAATTATGGGAATAACGGCATTATTTTTGACTAATCGGTTTCCATGCCTATTTGTGTTCGCACAGTTATCCATTTGGCTCGGAATTACAAATCTTTTACCCATTCCTGCATTAGATGGGAGCTATCCTCTACTATTATTATTAGAGAAATCATTTTGTAAAAAACGAGGATTGGAAATAATGGGGACAAGCATAAAATATGGCTTTGCTATTCTGATGATATTGCAATTTTATGCAGTATTATTGGTTATATTGTTTTGGCCGATGTTCAAAATATTATTGGGGAGTTATTAATGAAACTCAAATCTATAATCCTAACATCTAAAGAGGACAATATTTTGTATGTTGTGGCCTGCCATATTTATAATATACATAAATTTCCTGTAAAAAAAATCGAGATAATAAACAAGAATAAAGCCAAAATCTTTTACACACCATTTAAAATAGAAATGAAAAGATAGGAGAATAGAATGCAAAAGTTCAATACACTAGCCCTGATTTTTGATACTGCTCAATTAGAAAAAGCTGTTAAACTTATCAAGAGCCTATACACCAAGATAACTCAATATAATGGTCAGGTCGAAAAAGCGAATAGACTCCTGAAAGAGCACGAGCAATTAAGAAACAAGCTCAATATCACAGTTAAGCAGGGCAAAGTTGAGGGATTGGCGAAATAGGCTAGAAATAATTAACTGTTATTTTATAGCTGGTAAAAATATATCTATTTTACTGAAAGGATATAATGGGAGAACGACATACAAAACTATATATAGGATATTGTAAACGATGTGGTAATAAATTTTCAAGTGGGATAAGTTGGCAAATATATTGCTCAAAGGAATGTCGCCTCCTGGCAGCAGATAGGAGCCCCAAAAAAATATGGTATCAATTAAGAATAAGAGCAAGGAAAAGAAAACAACCTTACTGCACTTTTGTTGAGTTTAAAAATTTCTATAATTATAAAAAGCGTATTTGTGAATATTGTGGGCTGCCTGAAGATTTATGTATTAAGAAATATAAAAGACGATTAGAAATAGATAAAAAAGATAGCGAAAAAGGGTATCCAGTAGAGAATTTGGCCTTGGCTTGCTACAAATGCAATACTGTAAAAAATGATATTCTAACTTATGAGGAAATGAAAGAGATAGGACATCGGTATATCAGACTAAAGTGGCTCAAAACCACTCAGAAATAGGCAGGTTTGAATTATTAGCAACCAAATGGTAGCAAACCACTACTTCTGAGGAAATCGCAAATTTGGGCAAATATAAGGGAATTTTGAAATGGTTTTTGGTTATCTCTATACAAAGGGCTTGATAAAAAATGGTAGTAGATTATTTAACTTCTGGTGTTGGCTTGCCCATCAATACTGGTATCACATATTATTAATTCCTATGCATATAGTTAAGGGATATTACTATAAGTATTCTACAAAGCAAATTTATTATTTTTGTAAGGGAATTACGGATAATAAAATTTATCAACAACAATATAAAGAAAGGTAGGTGTTAAAAATGAAAATCACATTAACTCACCCAAAAGAAGTCAGAAGACAGAAAAAGGGAAAGAGACTTCAAATCGTTTATGGAGCAGTTGCAAAAGTTCCTTTTGAAGCATCGGTGAAAATGACTAAACAAGAATTAAATTCTCCTGCAATGAAAAAACTTATTAGTTTCTCAATGAATGAAACCTTTGAGAGTGTTAGAGAAAGGCTCGCTAAATATATGAAAGGATTTAATTCTTTTTCTGAAAAGTGTTATAAAGAAGGTATAAAATAAAATATTCTCGTATGCTATAGAAAACCATTTTTTAGAGACCAACAATTAATGAAAAGAAAAGAGATAAATAGGAGAGTGTCGTGGCTCAGATAACATCTGAAGAAACTAAAATTTTAATCAAATTTTTGGCTGAACTAAAATCCCATCTCCAAAAAGGGGTCAAGAAAGATGTACTCCTCAAACAAATCTCAATAGTGTATCAACAACCAAATGATAAAAATTTTTACTGGCTCTCATATCATAGATGGTTTAAAAATGTATTTAAAAATGAGGGGGTTTCGGAAAATGGTTTTCTACAAACAACATTGGATATTCCTATGAGCATAATAGTCAATTTGGAAAAGATATTAAATAAAAAACATTTATTAAGTCGTGCAGATGAGAAAAAGTTAAATAAGGCATCCCAATTATTAAAACAGATTTTATTTCGGTGGAAATGAGGCTATCAAAATGAAACAGAGCCATATAATCAGTTTGCTCAAAGCAGATTCTAAAGACAGGCCACCTAAACGAACCAAGTGGCTATTCTACCCATCCGAGGCTTCCTGCATTATAGATGGCAAGGTAGTGGGAAACTGTTTAAGACGAACCTATTATGGGTGGAAGAAAGTCCCTATTACTAATCAGCCCAGTTTATTTGCTCGTGTTGCAAGAAAAATTGGTAAATATATCGAGGTTGATACCAAGGATTGCTTGCACCATAGTGGCGAGTTAGTTGACAAATCTAAAAAGGACAGGCATTTCAGGGCAGAGATAATCGAGGGGATTGTTATATCTGGTGAAATTGATGCTATTACTAAAAGGCGAGGAAAAGAAGTAGGGTTGGAGATTAAATCATACTCTTCACGAACTAGTGTTGTGGCAGATAAACCCAAAGATACTCATACTATGCAGGCTCTATTTTATCTATTATGCTATAAGCCACGCTTGCCCTACTGGATTATTCTTTACAGAAAATCACCCTTGGCATATGGGGCTAAAATGAATGATTGGGTAGAGGCTGATGGTGTCGAACATAGAATCGATTTTGTAAAAATAGAGAATGATATTTATCCTATTGTAAATGGAGAATTGGATCAGCGAATTTCTGTTCGGGGAATTTTGGAACGCTTCAAATTGTTGAAATATTATATCGGCAAAAACGAACTACCCCCTTGTGATTACTCATCGAAAAGTAAGGAGTGCGGTTATTGCCCATATAAAGATTGTTGTCCTAAAGATGAAAAATAAGGAGCCAAAATGATACCACAAATCTCAATTGAAGTAATATCAGAAATTGCCAAGAAATTAGCAAATATGTCCGAACAAAGCTATAAAATTCAGAATATATCCCTTTTTGAAAAAGAGATTAAAGGCCTGCAAGAGAAACAACCCTATCTTTTAAGTTGGTTTGCTCTATATTGTCAAGCATGTAATAAACAAGGGATGCCTGCACAAGATATTGTAGCAATGGAGGTAGTTTTTATTGCACTTCTAAAAGCATTATATGCCCAAGACGAAGTAAACGAGCTTGATAAATTATTTGGGGATGATAAAAAATGAAAAAGAAGCAGTTGAAAGTATCTGACATTGGATTTAGTGGTCCAGTAGGGCCATTTAATAGCAAAGAAGAAGCCCTTGAAAGTGCTAAAAGATTAATAGATGAATATCTAAAAGGCAAAATGTATCTAACAGGTTACTTTTGTCCTATGTGTGGATATGTTATTTTTAGAAGAACAAAGAAAGACTATAGAAGTTGCATGTGTGGAAATATCAATATCAAACCAAATAAGTTGGGTATCAATTATCAGATTACAGAACCTAAAAGTTTTGAATTTGAGATAGAAATAACAAATATTGAACTGTATAACGATTGGCACTATGGTAAAAATAAATATGGATTAACTAAATTTCTTAATGAGGAACACTTAAAAAGATTTTTTGAGGAAGAAAATAAAAAATGAGAGGCATTCCGAAGGAAAGAAGTAATGATCTGTGCCCTATCTGCTCAAAAAAACTCTTGAGAACCAACTGGGGCAAAGTTGATTTCACTAATCCAAAATCTGATGATTTATGGCG